TGGCATTCCAAATGTATGAAACGAGAGACTCGTGAGCGAGAAGAATGGTCTGGTGGTGGCCTGGTAGATGTCCTGTATACCCCGATAAGGGGTCCACTCGGATATCCGCCCATAGCCGCTGCTGAGCCAATCTTGCTGCCTAGGATAACGAACCCAACTTTGGTGTTCGATGAAAGGGCGAGCGTAGATGCATCAGGTCCGAAGACACGTTGGAAGCCGTTCGAGCATTATAAAATGGTGCTCTATGACGGCCGCTTCCGTGCGGATCATGACTCTACGTTTCTTAATGTCGACACTGGTGATTACAGCGGTGGCATGAGAGCCACCTTTGATTCGCCAATGTTCGGTGTTAACACGAGTCCTGGGACGACTGGTTGGTATGGCCCTCAGGGCTTACCCAGTTGGCGTGATAATGGTAACCCGGCGGATGAAGGTTTTATTCCTCTACCGACGGAGCTGTTTAAACTTGAGCAAATGGCCCTCGCGGCCATTATGCCCAGAATCAAAGCTGAGTTAAGCATTTTAAATGCTGTTTACGAGTTGAAAGACTTCAAACATCTCGCATTGATCGCAAAACGTACGGCTGGGCGAGTCGCCCAGTTGGGGCTCAAGCACACAGTGCTTGAGACCCTTAAGAGTGCTGGTGCGGCATTGTCCAAGATTAAATCTAGGCCTTTGTCTCGTCAGACGCTCCATACGTTATCCCAATTAGCGGCTGGAACTTACCTTCAATGGAAGTTCGCATTTGCGCCTCTAATATCAGACATCCAGTCCACGTGGGCTGGATTGTTCCAAACAGAAAAGAAACTTCGGAAGTTTCTTGATAATGCCGAGAAGGTCCGTACAGGTCACTTTAGTGTTGACCTGGCGGAGTACCCGGATGTTGTGATAGCACCCTACGCGTATACTAAGCTTTGGGGACCAGCCTATGCGCCCCCTGAAGCCGTTTACGCCAAGGTTTATCGTAACGTCTCATACAAGCCTTCTAAGTTCCATGTTGAGATCGAATACACATATGTGTTCCTCGACCTCCAGCTCGCGCATTCGCGACTGTTTGCGTATTTGGATGCTTTCGGGGTCAATCTTAACCCCGCGATTATCTGGAACGCAATTCCCTATACCTTCTTACTAGATTGGGTTGTTGGAGTTTCCAACATGCTCAATCGGATGGCTGTAGGGTTCATGGACCCGGTGGTCTTCATACATCAGTATCTCTGGTCGATAACACGTGAGCGGACGATCTATGGTGGGGTAAGTTACCCTACTTTTGGATCATACGTCCCGTTCTATCAGAGGTATGAACTCCCAACCTGCGTTGAAACGGCTTATCGCCGCGAGACGCAGATGCCGAGTAAAAGCTCGTTTATTACGACGAGTGGACTGTCTCCTGTCGAGATAAGTCTGGGGTCGGCCTTGTTAATTACAAGGAGACGCCGAAGATACCGGACCGGAAGGCCCGGTTAAAGTTGAAAGGAATAGGCAATGCCCATACCTCAAAACCTGCAAACAAACGAAGTAAAGAACAGTGCTGGTACCGAAGTTGAATTCATCGGTACTGGCCCCGACGGCCGATCCAGGACGTTCATTCAGTTGAACGAAAATCCAAGTCAGGAGCATCGTATCAAGGTGCAACACCAAGAAACGGGCACTGGCATGAAGAAGAACAGACGATCCAATATCCGTCTTGACAAAGTTGTCATTTCGACGGTGGATAATCTGACTCCTGTCCCGATCACTGGCAGCTTCACGTTGAGCATCCCTGTGGGTGCTCTCGTGACCTTAGCTGAAGTGAAGAATGTAGTCGCAGAAATGCTGTCGTTCTTGGCCACAACTGGCGCTGGATCGACTGTACTCTTCGACTGCACGGGTTACGGCGCGGAAGCCCTTGTCAATGGCACTCTGTGAGTGCTCGTTGGCTGTGGCTTATCAACGTGTTACGTGCTATCTGTACGTTTGTCCTGACCTTTATGGACAGGCGCGCAGAAAGAGCAACCGCACGTTGTCGTGCTCGCATGTTGCGGCCGAAAGGCCGCGGTGACTGTAAACCCAACGTTTGGCGTAAGCCTCACGACTGGGAATAGTCATTGTCATGTAATTCCCTAACCACTCCACATGTGTGGGTGGCTCTAGGGAAGCATGATATTTGCTTGTGCGTCGACATCAGAGGGCACGAAGCCCATGTAGTTGGCAGGACGACGAACGTCCGTGCGGTCAGCGATGACCACACGAAACGATCCTAGTTCTCCTTCTAGCACACCCCCTGAGGGGTTATTGATGTTACTGGGGATTGAGACCTCAGCAGGGAGGGCCAGGACAACCAAAGCAATACGCTTTGGTCCTGATCCCAGCCTGAGAGGCTTGAACTCGCTTATATCGAGTGGAAACGTTTCAAACGGTTTCATTTGGTATAACTTACTTCGGAATAGCGGACACGAGGGTATGGCTCAAGGAAGGACACCATTATGGATCCTATTAAAAGCCTTGATGAGTTCTCACTCATCGCCAACGTGCTCCGTGATGTCTCATTGACTCACCGGAGCTGGTTCAGTACAGCAAGTTGTGAACAGACTATTAATAAAGTCCAATCGCGACTTGATTCAGAGGGACGGGGTTTTCTCACGAAAACCCTGCCATCACTCGGGAAGGCGCTAGATAAGGCCCTCTCAAGCGGTCAATCGTTCGATCTAACTAACACCGGGTTCCAACCCAGTGAAGGTAGAGTTACGCCAATTTTTCTAGGCGAATTCTTCGAACGTGTATTGTCAGCATCGGGCAGCCCATTAATACCGGGCTGCGCAAGTAGTGTCTGTGTTCTCCGGCAAATTTTATACTTGTTTTACAAGTATGAGTTGCCCTACACATCAGACCAAGAGCAAGCAGTTCTGACTCAGTTCGAAAGGACCGAGACAGAATTAATAGAAACTGATACTTATTTGCACAACGTGCAAGTTTGGATGCAGTGGAGCGTGGATTCACCCGTACGGAGGCGTAATTGCCCGAGGATGGTGAAGATCGCGCGCGCTGCCAGGGCAACTCTTCGTGAGCTGTTCCGGCATTTCGACTTGTCAGATATTTCGCCCTCGCACGGTCCTGGGGCAGTCTCTACTGGAGAGAAGCCTTGGGAGAAGTACAAGTGGCGGAATGTTCCGACGCGACTCACAGACATGTATCCTTTTGACGCCTTCTTTTGCGCGTCTGTTGGACAAGTTTGTGACGAGCATCGTAAATGGTCATCCATTAACGATGAGAGTGAGGTACCGGCTCGAGTTTGTCTCGTGCCGAAAGACTCACGCGGCCCTCGACTGATTTCTTGCGAACCCCCTGCTTTGCAGTGGATTCAACAGGGTCAGCGGAAGGCTATCTATTCGCTTGTGGAGAAGCATCCATTAACTAAATGGAATGTGTTCTTCACTGATCAAGTGCCCAACCAATGTGGAGCCCTGCTAGGGAGTCAAATCCTTAGCGCGACTACTATTGGCGAAGGCTATGCGACACTAGACCTCAAAGAGGCTAGTGATCGTGTATCACTTGAGTTAGTTCGTCTACTGTTTCCTTCGGACCTTTGTAGGTTCCTGGAGGCTAGTAGAAGTTTGAGTACGAAGTTACCTTGTGGGAGAATATTAAATCTCCGGAAGTTCGCTCCGATGGGGTCAGCATTATGCTTTCCCATTATGGCATTGACTATCTGGAGTCTCCTGCATGCGTCATTTAGTGACACGGATACTCGTGAGAGCATCCTTGTATACGGAGATGATGTGGTCGTTCCCCTGCGAGTTGCAGAAGACGCGATCGCAGTACTCGAAGCGTTTGGCCTCAAAGTCAACCGCGATAAGTGCTGCACCAAAGGACCCTTTCGGGAATCCTGCGGCATGGACGCTTACCAAGGCGTCTGTGTCACACCGTTGAAGTTGAAAACGGTTTGGACATGTCTCCCCTCCGCTGACTCTTACGAATCATGGATCGCATATGCGAATTCATTTTATCGTAGGGGATACCTCACTACTTACAAATACATTGTAAGGGCTCTCTACCAGTTATACTGGCCGATTGCCGGCAAGGAGCACCATGTTGGTGCACCGAGCCTCATTGATGTGTCTGACCAACAGGATGTACCCATACGTAGCAATAAGCGCTTGCAAAGGCGC